ATGTCGCCATATCTACCTGCAATTCCAACTGATTCGCTTCACAAGTTTGTCGCCATCGCGGGGCTGGTCTTGGCAATCGTGCCGCCTGCCTATTTGTGGACATTGTCCACAGAAAACGCCTTGGACGCCATCCACTTGTCTGCTGAGGTCAAAATAGTCGAACTCAAATACAAAAACCTTCATCAAGAATCTCAAGCCCTCATCGCCACATACCGCCAAATTACTCGCCGAGCGAATACTTTGAAAGCCCCGTCCATGCCCGTTACATCGGCGCAGCGGCTGGCGTTGCTGAACCAAACAGCAATGGACAGTGCCTCTGCTGCGGAGAAACAGCTACACGAACTTGAGTATCAGTCCAAAATAGCACTCATTCGCGTAAGGGAAAAGCAGGAAGTGTTGTCATTCAAGCAGACGCTGGTCGATATTTTCCGCGATGCTTCTTGGTCATTCGTCTTCGTTGGGTCAATTATCAGCTTCATCGGCTTCGCCTGGTGGTATGGAAAAGAAGGTGCCCCCCACTGGGTCAAAAATCCTGCGCCTCTACAGGATTCTACTGTCTTTGGGAATAGTAATCAAAAAGATTGACTTAGAGCTGCGCAGGACGAAGGAGGACCCCTATTTAGGGCGAACCTAAATAGTTAATTCCATCATGGAAACCCTTCAGCTCACCTCCGCCACCACGATCCAACTCAAGAACGGCGACCACACTACCACCACCAAACTCGAAGGTTACTTCAAAGGCCTGTTCCAGACACAGGATACCCTTAGCGATTTCCCGGCAGCACTGGACCACGTGTGGCGTATCAGCTACAGCCGCAAATCCGATGCCGTCGCCGCGTTGAAAAAGAACTTCGTGGAAGGCATTGATTACCAGGTTTTACGGCAACTTCCGCAAAACCCTCTGGGTGGTCGTCCAGAGGACGTTTACTACCTGAGCGTCTCATGCTTGGAATACTTTGTGGTTCGCCAGAACCGCGAGGTCTTCGACGTGTACCGCGCGTGTCTCCAACTCGTTCGCCAGCTGGCCACCAAGACTATGCTCCCGGATTTCTCAAATCCAGCTGCGGCCGCACGGGCCTGGGCCGACGAAGTAGAGGCAAAGGCACTGGCACAGCACCGCGCCGAAGAGGCCACGCAAAAGCTCATCGCCACCAGCGCACGTGTCGTGGAGGTACAGCACGAGCTGGCGGTCGTGAAGGAAGAAGCGCGCGAGAATCAGGTAGTGGTCGACACGCTCACCAACTCAGACGACTGTCTGTCGTTCCAGGATGTGGCGGCCCGCCTCAACAACAAAGAGCTGGGGCGGACCAAACTGATGCGCCAGCTGCGTAAGGACCGCATCCTGATGCAGGACAACCAACCGTACGCCAGCTACTTGCAGGCTGGCTATTTCAAGGTGGTCAGCCAGGTGTACGACACCAACAGCCACGGCGCCAAGCTCACCAAGACCACGAAAGTGACAGGCAAAGGCCTCACCTGGCTTGCCAAAAAATACGGGATGACCCTGCCGGCCTAAACAAAAAAGCTGACCTCTTTCCTACCGAGGTCAGCTTTCTTTTGTCTATTCTTTTCGTCTGCGAAAGAGGCCTACTAGCCAGACCAACAGTGTAATAACAGCCCCGACGGCCAGCAACTGACCCGCTCGCTGGAAGTTTGCCCGGGCCCGGTTCAACCACCCGAATAGCCCCGTTTTTTTCTCTTCTACGACTCGCGTTTTGGTAATGGTATGTCGTATCGTTTTGGTCGTATCGGTAGCCGTCACGGTGGTATCCCGGCCCTCGGCGACAGCCTCGATGTGGAAGGCAAGTGGTGCACCAATCTGCGAGCTGCGACGCACCTTGTACAAGACGCGACCAGACTTGCCAGCGACAACGACGCCATCCGGTTTGGTGGCGGCCAGTAGCTCAGTGAAGGTATCTAGTTGCTGCGCAGGTGAGGCGACAGAATCCCGGGCCAAGGCCAGCCGGACCGCACGGTGGTGCACGGTCACGGTGGAGTCGGAGGTGATGGTGGTGGATTCCTTACTCGTTCGGCACGAGCTCAGGCACAGGAGCACGATCAGGAGCGGCCACAGGAGATTCAGTTTGTGTAGGCGTAACATCTGGAAGAGGGGATTGGGGTGAAGTATTGCCGGGCCACAGACGAGCGACCACGGTATCGAGGTCGGTTATTTGTGACAGGTATTTTTGCATTTTGGCGGGTACGATCCGGGAATCGATTTGTCCCAAGTTTTCCGCGATGGAAATGAATTCAGTTAGAATGAAGCCAATGGCCAGCACGTCCTGGATGTGCAGATAGGCGAGGATCTTGTACCATTCACCCATATGGTGGCCACACGCGATGAGACCGCAGCGAGCCACCAGGTTGAAGAAGAAACGTTGGAAGGTGAACGAGTTGAATTCCTTTCGTTTAATGGCCTTCAGCACCCCGGTTATCCAGTCCAGAAACATGAAGAACACGAGACCATATACCACGTGCGGGTCGCTATGAATGAAGCCCGCGGCCGCACTCGTCCAGGTGACCAGGCTGGAAATGGCCACAGTAGTCAGCCACGACTTGGAAAAGACGGTGGTCCACAAATCGTGGAAATTAAGGAAGCCAAAAATGAAACGTTTCAAGGTCGCGGTGGGGTAGGAGGGGCCATTTCCTCCTTGAATCTTTTTTCGCTGAAAGAGCGCTTTTTTAGGCGCGGGACGGGCGAGGTAGGCTACTTAGTGGCACACACCTCCAACCAACACCACCATGGCTAAGACCACCAACACCTGCACTTACCAACAGCAACTCCGCGACCTGCAGGCTGATCATGAATCACTTACTACCGATTTTCTTGCTGTGTGCGACGATCTGAGACTGGTGACTGACAGGCTGTTACAGGTCAATGCCTTCCTGCAGGACCCCGACGTCGCCAAGCTATTGCGGGAGCGGGAACACGAGCAGCGCGTCCTGCAGACCATCGCTAACTGTTAACGAAAAAAGACCCACTCATCGGTGGGTCTTTTCTTTTCCCTAATTTAAATCACACTCCATTTACGAAGGTTGAAAGTAGCCCGTTACCGACTCGCTTAAACTTTTGTGGTTCTCACCCAGGTGATTGTCGTATCGTCGGCCGCCAGCATGGCCTCGTAGCGGTAGTTGGTATCGAAGAACTTCTGGCCCACCGCACCACCTAGCCCGGTTGCCTCGCCATTGGTGTAAACAGCTTGTGTTACAGCAGTTTTTAGACCGCTCGGGACCTTGTAAAGGTCTGTGAGGTCCGGCTTGATCACGTTGCGGCGGTCTACAATCGTAATCCCATTTGGTACCGTGGCGGGGACCGTGGTAAGGCCGCGCAACGTCACAGTGACGGGATTCCCAGACGGGTTTGTCCAGCTGCTGATGAGCGTGTCGCGCAGCTCAACGTTCTGTACGCCACCAGTTGGCACGTCAAATTCCAACTTGGCAACGCTACCACCACTCACACGTGCCCCACCATTCGCTACCAGCGCCAAGGTACCCAGCCCACCAACCTGGCAACGAACTAGTTGAGATACAGCTAGTCGTACCCCCGTGGCCAGACTGATAAGGAGAGGGTCTGGTGTGGTTGCGATAATACCGAGCACGCCGCAGGCCGGCGTAGTGGTAATGGCATTGTCGACGTTGATAGGGTTGAGGAAAATGCTGGAACCCGTCAGCGCGGCTGGGCCATTTAGCTCGGCTTCCTCGTTCGTCGCGGCCGTAACCGCATTGGCCAGGCTGGTGTAGCCTACCAGCTCGGAGGTAAATCTGGACGTATTGTACGCCGCGCTGTTTAGTCGTAATTGAGGAGAGCTGGCAGCCAGGCTTTCCAGGTCATCCAGACGATTGGAGGCGTTGGTATTGTTGCGATCAATCGCGGTCTGCAACTCATCGTACACCAGCGCCACGACTTCGACAGATGGCGCAGCGTCAGCCACACGCGGAAACAAGCCACCAACAATTTTACTATCTACGTAGTCCTTGCTAACACCTCCTTTTAGTGGAGTCCGGAACCAGGTGGCAATACGCTGGTTACCAAAGAGAAAACACTCATAGATGTATTCTCCCGCAGGGTCTGCGAATTTCCTGGCAACGTGCGAATCCACTGTACCCGGCAAAAACACGTCAGGTGTGGATAAATCGTTGGGTCCGAACTGGCTTATTACTTGAGCCTGTTTATCTGGTACAGTGGTAGCGTAAACGTAGTTAGGCGTTAACAATACTGAACTGTTAACTAACATACCATCCTGTCCAAACTTCAAGATGGTAGTACTGGTACCCAAACCATCCGGAAACGGCGTCTCTACAGTAATTTCTCCATCACCAAACACATAGGCACCAGTGGTTGTCATGTTGTAGAACACCAGATTACCTTCGCCACCAGTAACCTGGAAATCTGGACCAAATTGCACTGTGCCAGTGACTGGCTTACCTGGATCAGTTCCAGATAGCTTCAGGAAGTCGCCAGTGGGACCACCAATGGCACCCAGGTACTCCTTTAAGTCCAGCCAGTTGCTGTTGTCCTGCAAGGCCGCCTGGCGCTCGACATCGCTCATCGCCTGGTAGGCGGGAATGCTGAGAATGTAAATCTGATTGGTTTCCTGCACGCCAACCAGCATGAGGTGGCGACGCTGCCCGGAGCCCTGACCATCGAATTCGATGCTGGCCTTCGCGGGAATAGCGTCGCGCTCAGCCAAGGTCGCGAGCGTGCGGTAGCCACCCACACCCAGGTAGTCGATATGGGTACCGAATTTGGCCGCGGGGTTACCATTTGTGAGCGGACCACTGACAAGCTGTCCAACAGGATACGACATAAGGAAGAGTGTTTCCTCCTTGAATCCCCAAACCGGGGATGGCTTAGGACAGTTGTCCCGTGCCACCCCCGGTTTGGGCCACGGCCGTGCCCGCAGTGGCCACCGTGACCGTCACCGTGGCGGTTCGGATATAGCTGTCGATCGCGTTGGTCAGGCCATCAATAAAAACCTGGCGACCTTGTTCACCATCTTCGTTGGCCGCGAGCTGGTTGAAGAGCGTGGTGAGCTGCGCTTTGAGCGTGGTAGGTAACAGAGGCATGGTTACGCGTTGAAAAAGGTGTTGAAGCGATTCTTAATCTGGCTGAGCTGCACGGCGTTAATTACCTTCAGCGAGGCACCTGAGTTGGTGGCTACCTTCAGGTTAATCACCTGATCGATGAAGTCGACGAGCAGCGTTTTAAGCGACTCGCCGGCCGCGGTTGACAGCTCGTAGGATTCAATCTCTCCGAGCTGGGAGACGTAGGCCTCATCCTTCGATAAGTAGGAAACGATGACCACTGAGCCCTGCTTGGGGTAGGCTACCATGCCGTGCCCGGCGCCGGCCTGTAGGCGCACACCGAGGAGGTCTGCGCTATCGTCAAGAGGTTCGCAGTCAATGGTCTTAGTGTCCTTATTGACCTTGGTTACCCGAGCTGGGGTGCAGAATAAATCGGCATTCGGATTAGCCGCCAGCGCGGCAATCATGTCACGTATCGAATCCATAGGGTTAGCTTAGTCGACGGTCGATGTGGATGGATTGGCGGTAGCCCTCGCTGCCGAACTGGCGGGTTACTTTCTGCACTTGGTAGGTGCCGCTGCGCTCGGGCATCACGTCATCGGTTAACTGTACCGCGTCACCCTGGCGCACGTAGGGGCGACCAAACGTGGTGAAGGAACCTTCGAGCCCGGCAAAGTCGTACTTGGCCGCCGCGGCGGTAGCCAGGGCCTGGAGGTCCGACTCGCTTTCGTTATAAAAGAAGAGCTGCACTACCTGGCCGTCAGCCGCCCCCGCCTCTTTGGTAAACTGTTTGTTGTCGGGAAGAACGCAGGTGGCCTTGATTTTCACCTTGCGTTCATCCCGCGACTTGAATTGCAGGTCATTATCAATCACATTTTCCCGGAAGGTCAGCGGGATGGTCTTACGATAGGAGCGGTCGGAATCTGAATGGGTATAGGCGAAGCCCACGTACAGCACGCCGCCCCGGAAGAAGCACTGGATACCGTACTTCTTGCGTAGCTCCTCGAAGACCTGGGCGCCGGTGGCATTCGAGATGCGGAACTTGCCTAACCCGAGCTGAGCGAAAGAATACAAGACCCGAGGCCTTTTGGCTGCCGGGATTTTACTAATGAGCATATCAACCAAAGCCTTGACGGTGACTTGCTCGTACGTCTTTTTCACGCTGAACTGCTTGAACAACCACATCGGGTCCTCGCACTTGATGACGAGAGGGATGGTGGTTTTCACGTTCGAGACGTAACCCTGGAAAACGGTGTCGTAGTTGAAGTCATAACCCAGCTCGATGGTCACTTGGTCCCCAACCCGGAACACCGCCTGGCTGCCGTTCACGGCGGGCTTGCCGCCGATACTCAGCTTCTTAGGTAGCGTGATAGTGGCCGTCGAGGTGAGGTCCTTCCACGACTCTTCAGTTTCCACCTGCGTGACGTAGGTCGTTTGATAGTTACCAATGGTAAGGCGGGAGGTGAGGCGATACATCAGGTGGGGTTTCCTCCTTGAATCCCGCGGGCCCGGATGGCTTCCCGCCACGAGCGAGACCCCCTATTTATTTTGTATTATATTTTTTAAGTTGAATACTTTTACTTATATTTGCAGTATAGTTAAACATTAAATATTTTTATAATATGAAAAGAATAATTAGTTACGAGGAATGGATTACGGACAATGTTGATACAGGTGACTATGAAGAGGTATATGCCTTATATGATTCTGTAGAGAACCTGTCTAGTGAAGGTGGTTTTGAGATACAGCCCGGACGTAAAAATGATGGTGAACAACATCTGTTGACTAGTATGGCACAGGAATCCATGCTGATAATTGCGTCAGACAAAGCAAGGACTGCCTTACTCAACCATATTCGTGTGAAATACATGGATGATATGGATGCAGATAGCTATCATCTTTTTCACAGAAGATTGGAGGAAGATAATTAAAATAAAGCCCTGAATTCAGCAGCGTTAGTTCAGTTTTACCAACTCCACCGGGTTATCTGACAGGCAGTTAATATCAAATAGCTGGGTGTTGGTATAGCCCTCGCGTTGTGGCAAATTGTAGTCAGTGACTACCAGTGAGTAGATGCCATATTGAGCGAGGTAATCGCTCGTGACTGTCAGTGTGACTGGTGCTTTTAATATCTTCATCAGTTGCTTGACCTGAGCCGTCGGGTAGGCCGTACCGGCGGCATTGACCAGGGCCCCGCGCAGGCTGACCTTATAGTCATCGTCCGCGATGTATTCTTTCACCCGGCCATTGCGGCCACTCAGGGCAGTGGTGACGATGTTCTTGGTCAGGCTCACGTCGACGAGTACAGTGTCCAAGGTAATCATCGCCCGGTTCACCTTGGCCTTCTCATACTTCCCCGAGACCTCGTTGAATTGCTCGACGTCGTACGGTTCGTACTCCAGCTGGATTTTCGCCACTACGGGCTTGCCCGCGTACAGCTCCACATTATCGCGCGAGGTCTGTGGAACGTCGCGCTTATCGGAGGGCTGGGAGGGATATGTTCCGGCATTGAAGAACAGCACGGTACGCAACTGCTGCCCGAACGCCCCCAGCACCAAATCGAGTTGTGGTGCTGGGGTTCGGGGAGGATTGGTAGGGATAAGGATGTCGGTGATAGCCATAGTTTAGTTCTGGTTAGCAAGGATAGAGACGTCGTTGATGGCGGTGAGCAGTTCTTCCTTCAGGGATTTGCTGGCCATCGAGTTGGCTTCGCGCATGGAGCTCACGTGCTGGGTTTCAACGCCCACCAGCTTGTCGATTTTGATGGTAATGGTAGTGAGCTTGGTCCCCGCGACGTCGCCGATTTTGGTACTCAGCTTGGTGTCTGTAGACGATTTGGTGCCAGCCCCAGCAGCACCCTTGCCACCAGCAGCAGCCCCAGCCGCGGCCTCATCCTTCTTCTGGAAGAAGTTGGTGAACGAAGGAGCCTTGTCGTCCCAGGCCTTATAGGTATCCTTGTTGGCAAGCACTTCCCCGGGGGTGAAGGCAATCTTACCCAGCCCGGCGGCGATGCCTTTGATGTCACCTTTGAGGATGGATTGAATGGTATCGGCGATGCCACCAAACACGCCCTTCGCGATGTCGGCGATACCTTTAAAGATGATTTTGATGACGTTGTAGGTCTTGAGCATGATGGTCTGGAAGGTCTGGTTGGTAGCCGCGAACTCCTTGAAGGCCAAGAAAATACGGGCGAAGTTCGAGTAGAAAGAACCCAGCACCTCGCTCACTGATTGGATGATGGGACTCACCAACTGGACGGCCCCGCCAATGCCATTGAAGACACCCTCCAGTGTCTTCCCAACGTCAGCACCCACGCCCATTGACTCCCATACCTGGGAGATGGAGTCGATAACTGGCTGAACAGCTATGCGTAGCGGCTCGAAGATGGCGCCAAACTTGGCCTTGTTGGTTTGCACCCAGCTCAGCACCTCGTTGAGCTTGTCGAGCATGGTCGACAAGAAGGGTACCTGGCCTTCCCCGGCATCGCTCATCATCTGGGCAATGGTGTCCTGCAGGTTGCTCCACTTGCCCGTGAGCGTGTTGGACATCTTCCCGTTCAGGTCACCCCATTTGCCCTGCGTACCACCTAAACTTTCGAAGTATTTATCGAGGTCCCCAAACGAGAGCTTGCCTTGCTCGCCCAATTTGCGCAGGCCTTGCACGTTGGTGCCCAGCTGCTTGGCAAAGTCCTGCAGCGGAATCTTGGCGTCGGCCAATTGGTTGAGGTCCTCGCCCTGAATCTTGCCGTTCCCTCGGTTTTTGACGTAGAGGCTCGTCAGCTCACCCAGGTTCTTGCCAGTGGCGGAACTGATGTTACCCAGCGTGGTGAGCTTCTTGCCCATCTCGTCCGTGGTAAGGCCGGCCCCTAACAGTTGCTGACCATACTCTAACAATTCGGTCTTAGCAAATGGCGTCTTGGTGGCCAGTTTCGCTACGACATCGATTGCTTCCCCCGCTGCTTTCGCCGAGCCCGTGAACACCTCATAGCGGACCCGGGTCGCTTCCATGTCGGCCCCAGCGCTGATGATGCTCTTACCGAACGAGACCACCGCACCGATTGCGAACGCGCCGGCGGCCATGCGGGCTAGTCCACCCAAGGCCCCACCCATCGACGAGCTACCCTTTTTGGTTTCCTCCTGTGCGCCCTTGAACTTGGCCACGAAGTCGCTCACCGAGCTCGACGCGCGCTGGAGCGGGGCGGTCAGGTTATCCTTGAGGTCTAGTGCGAACTGGACGAGATTCATCGTGGAGGCTTTCCTCCTTGAATCCCGTGCCAGCAGATGGCTTACTCCACAAAAAAGCTCTCACAGTCAACTAGCTGTGAGAGCTTTTCTTAGCTGTCCTAGCAATTAGAAAAAGTATGATGAAAGGAATGATGGAAAATATGATGTATTCGTAGGGCTACGCCAGAAAAGCGCTATTACCTTTGACCCACTCGCGTTACCAAGTCCCCAGACTAACGGCTACCCTTGAAAAAGGGAAAGCCCGGCTGCGGGAACAGACGGGCTTTCGAGAAGTGCAGGGGTTATCAAGCAACCCTTTTACTTCCTGTTAGATGAAAAAGGACCAAGCGAGGACGGACTTTGAACTCAAGTTCAAGCTCCGTGTGCCTCCCGAGCTAGTGAAGTGGCTCGTGGGGGTTCTGGTGAGTGGCAGCGCCCTATCGGCAGCCACTCATTGGATCAAGTAAGGCAGGGGGCTGAACCGCAAGGTTCAGTTCCTTGTTTTTTATTTATTTATTTCTTCAACGCAAAAGTATATCCCAAGTATCCGCCGGATATACTTTGTATATTTAGAAAGCGTTTAAGTATCTATTAATCAGTGATAAAAATAATTGACAAATTGTCAATTATTTTTATTTCCTGGGTCAAGGTAACAAATCAGGTCAACGATTGCCCCCACGAAAAAGCCCCGGTCATGATTGGCCGGGGCGGTACTTAAATAGCTTTGAGTTTGTGCTCCATTTTCAGCACCCATTCCAGGCCGTGCCAGACCTCGACAAAGCGAGAGAAATCCATCTCTCCGGTCCGGGGGTCTTCGCTAATCAGGTCCCACGGCTCCATCTTGTGATGGAAGCGGATGAGGGCGAAGAGGTGGCGCAGCTGAAGGTTATCCTTTTCATTAAAGTCCCCCCAGCTGCCCTGGTTTAGTTTTTTTTTAGTGCCAGCGTACCATTCATTTCCACCATCTTAGCCGCTTGTAGCGAGGCTTCCAGGCGGGTATCATCATTGGTGTTCAGGTCGTAGCCACCGATGAAGCACATACCTAAAATGATGATGCCACTATCAATTTGGGCATCAATCCCGGACGGGTCCTTGGCGGCGAAAATGGCGGCCAGCGCTGCCCGGCGGGCGTTGAAGTCCGGCTTGCGCAGGTACATGCGCTCGGTCTTGCCATCGACTTCGCCAGTGATGGTATACACCGTGCCCCACTGTTCTTTCAGTGCGGCCAATTCGTCGTCGATGGCTTCGGGCTGAGCGGTGTATTCATCCGCATATTCACCAACTGAAGCAGTCATGGGATGTTGACTAGCGGTGGTAACTTTTAATTTGGGCATTGTCGTATTGTTTGGGTTCGGACTAAATAGGGGGTCTCGCTCATCCTCGGCATAGGCATAGACCAAAAAATAACCGATCCCCAAAAAGAAATCGGTTATCCTGGAATACGAATACCAAATGCTTTTACAGCCAGGCGATTTCAGCGATAATCAGGTCGAGCTTAACGTCGAACTTTTCATCGCCTTGCTTCATCCCGCGCATGTTGTTCATGAATTCGCAGCTGCGGAGCTTGTGACGGACCGGGAGCTGACCGAGCTGGGCGGCAAAAGTGACGGTAATGTCAAATGGAGGGATGGCTTTGATGTCCCCACCCGGCGCTACGCGGGTCAACCGTTCCACCTCGCTCGAATGCAGCGTGATGCTGCCCTTGGCCTCGTACTTGCCATACGAGCGGCTGACAGGGGCCGAGCCAGCACCCCAGTTGTGTACTTTTTCAAGCTCATCGCTGTACTCGATTTCCGAGATACCGGCGATGACGTTGCCAGCGACGGTGAATACGGCGTTGGACCAGGAATATTCGATGCCGTTAACTAGCATAGTTGTATTAGGTTAGAGGGGTTGCTTTCCTCCTTGAATCCGGTTGCCCGAAATGGGGTATAAAAAATCCCGGCCAATCGACCGGGATTTTTATTTAGTTGGAGGCTTTTACCTGGAACCCGATGGGGACCGTGATTTGCCGGGCGACACTCAATGGCGTGAGACCTAACTGGATTTCCAAGGTGCTGGTAGAAAGCACGTTTTGGGCGGGGTTGATGAACACAGAGAATTCGCTCAATTCCTGGGCGTCCACCATGGCAGTGAGCGGATTGGTTACAAGCAACTCGAATTTGGCCAGCGTTTGCTCGCTCAGCTTGCCACCTTTCAACCGCAAAGGCGAACCCAGTTCTGGAACCAAGGCGGCACGTACTAAGCGCTGGGCTTTGTCCATGGTGCGCACGTTCTCAATGGTGGCGTAGTCCGAGCTACCCAGCGTCGCGGTCTGTGAGTCGCTGTGGAAGCTGCCGCTGAAGCCGGTGTACTTGCGCAGGAAGATGTAGCCTTTGTCCTTGATAGCCTTGAGTTGGGCCATTGTCACGTTCTTGTAGTCTTCGCCACCGACGAAGCCGAGACGGTCGAAGAAGGTACCGCTCACGTTGTACTGGCGTACCCAGCCGATACAGTCGCTCACCTTGGACTTGGCGATGGTACCCAGGGTGGCACCACCTTGCGATTGGCTGGAGAGGTAATCAGTACCTAGCACCACACTCACGTATTGGGCTGAACCTGTCACCAGCGTGGGCAGGGTAGCCAGCATAAACGTACCGAGCGAGTCCGGAGCGTAGATCACACTCAGACCGCGGTGCAAGGCGTACTGGCTAGCTGCGGCCGCCTGCAGGGTATTGACGTTGGCCACGGAGAAGGTACCACCTACGTAGAGTACCTGGCGAACGGCGCCGTCGGCGGCATTCTGAATGGTTTCCAATGCGGCAGCCGCATCAGATTCCTGGGTCACGATGGCCAGGTAGAGCGGGGCCGAAACCTGCTCGAAGAATCGGTCGATGGCGAAGCGCAATGGGGCAGTGTCTGCGGTGGCGCTGGTAATGTTCAGGTTATCAGCATCAGCGCTGGAGAAAATTACGGCGCCGTTTTGCAGCAAGGCCGTGGGTTCACCTTGGTAGACGATGGCGGAAATAGCGTCGTCACCCGCCAGCACCCGGCCCAGGCCGCCGTCGGTTTGGAGAAAAGTTACATCAAATAAGCTCATAGGGGAGGACCGACCCGGTCAGCGGTGAGGGGATGAAAAAAGGACCGCCGTTGCTGGCGGCCCTTTCTATCGGTTGTGACTTGGTTGGATTAGGCGTTCAGGCGAACCAGGGCGACCGTACCTTTCGAGTCAGTGCGTGCTTTGCCAGCACCCAATTTCATGATACCCGTGAGGATTGCGCCCAGGTAGAGCGGGTTACCGAGGCCGTTGTCACCTGAATCGCTCATGATGTCAACCGCGCCTTTGCCGTAACCGACCGCGGTTTTCTGGTAGCCTACGCTGGCGACTTGACCACTCAGTGTCGCCACGCTGGGGCGCTGGTAGATGCTAAAGCCAGCGACTTTGAGGATTTTACCTTCCTCGATGGCCGCCTGGTTCCAACCAAGACGAATGACTTTGTCGTCATTCAGCAGCTCGTAATACATGTCCGTATCAAGCACCAGGGTGCGGTCGAACTTCTGGACGTTATCCTTATCGAGGATTTTAGCCGCGGCCAATACGTCCTCGTAGGTCAACGCACCAGTGATGCTGACCTGGTGAGCAGCGTCTGTGGGAGCGACGTTCTGCAGGATAGTGTTACCCGCGAACTCGACCATCTGGCGCACGTGCTGACCCATAACGCTTTGGCGCTTATTGTAGCTGAGCTGGTACGACTCGATTTCAGAAATCAGGACCGCGGGGGTGTTGTACAGGTCCATCTTGATCTGTTGAACTGAGTCGGTGCGCTTGGCCACGGTCAGCGGGAACGTGGTCGTGTTTTTTTCCGAGCCGCCGATCGCCCCAGCCTGGGGGATGTTGATGAACTCGTTGTCCACGAATTCCGTCCAGTCCGACATAGTGGTCAGGAATGCGGCATCCTGGGTGAGGGTTTCCTGGATGTCAGCAATCCAGACTTCTTTGTTCAAACCAGCCATGAGGGTGGGGGGATTAAGGTTACGTGGTAAGGGCGCTGTGCCCGTTTCCCCCTTGAATCCGTGACCCCGAAATGGTGTAGAAAAAAGCCCCGGTTCTCGACTTGAGACCGGGGCTTCGAATGGATTGGACCTACTGAAACTTACTTGGGGTAGACGCCATACTGGTTGAAGTACAGTTGGTTGTATACCTCGGGGGTCTGCTGTTTCAGGCGAGCAACCTCGGCAGGATTTTTCTTCTCCAGCTCGCGCAAAGACAGTTGACCGGCCGAATTCGTGGCACCGGCTGCGGTCTGAGCCTGAGCCAGCACGTTGACCGCGTTGCGGGCCTGGGGCTTCAAGGCATCGAGCGTGGTGCGCGCCAGCTCGGGGTTGGCAATGGCCAGGTTTACCCAAGTCGCTTCGGCCGTGGCTTCGATACGGCCGGCGGTGATGGCGTTCTTCACCATCGTGGTGGCTACGTTGCGCACGGTCTCGGCCTCAATAGCAGCCTCCTTGTCCTGGTAGCTTTTGACCAAGGCTTCCAGCTCCAATACCCGGCTCGTGAGGTCCGCGGAATTGGTCACCGTTTCGGCCACTACTTCCGTTTCGGCCGGAGCGGTTACTTCTGCAGCAGCACGTTCAGCTTCAGCGGCTGCTTCGAGTGCGGCTTCAGCATCCAATAAAGCTTGAGTGTCGGCGTCGACAACGGCGAGAACTTCTGGAACTTCGACAATTGCGGGAACTTCCGGAGTGCTGGTAACTTCGGGAGCTTCGACAATTGTGGGAGTTTCGACAGTTCTGGGAGTTTCAGGAGTTTCGACAGTTTCGGGAGTTGTGGTATTGGTGAACCCGGCGGCGCCCAGTTTGAGAGCTGAATTGACTACTTGGTACATGGTGTTGACGGTTTGCTCTTGCGGCGCCAGGGCCACGATAGCTTCGGTTTTAACGATTTCAGTGATAAATCCCGCCGCCAGGGCGCGGTCCGCAGTAAGCCAGGTTTCCTCATCCATCATGGCGGACACAGCCTCTGGGGTGTTACCTGAGCGGGCGGCCAGGATGGTAATAATGGACTGGCGCATGATCGAGCAGACTTCCTGGGCCTTGGGAGAAGCGTCGTAGGTCATCGGGTTGTGCACCATCAGCAGCGCGTAGTCGGCGGATTTCACCGTTTTACCAGCACAGAGCAGCCACCCGGCGGTCGACGCAGCCAGGCCTTCGTTCATCGTGGTGATGTTCGCCTTGCTGTTGAGCAGCGCGGTGAAGATGCCGAAGCCATCGACCACTGAGCCACCCACACTATGGATGTGCACGGTGATGTCGGTCACGCCATTGGTTTCCAGGTAGGCGAGTTCGTCGAGGAAAATGCGCGAGGAAACATCATAGCCAATTTCACCATGCAGCCGCATCGTGGCACTGGTGTCGGACGTTTGCGTGGCGTAGCAAAAAGTGGGATAAGCCATGATTAGGGGAGGTCGTTGTAAAAGGAAATGCCATCGAGGAAGACAGACAGCGACTGACCAGAACCGATGACGGGCGTTGGGTTAATTTCGTAGAATATTCCCGACGTCTCGCCTTGGGCTGCGGCCGAAACGCGAACGCTTTGATAGGGATCATTATTAAGGCGATACCCACCAATATTGACAAAAGTGCGCGTGCCATAACCTAATGGTAGTGATGCTATTAGGCTGTCATAAGGATTGCCGTTCGTAATCGCCAGACCACGCAGGTGGATGAAACCATCCTCATTCTGTTTCCATTGCGGTGGATTAAAAGCAGAGCCAACCGGAAATGGAAACCACTTAGGCTCAAGCACCAAGTTGGTCCAGGGGGTGGCAGCCCTGACGCGGGTTACCTTGGTGTTGACTGTGTTGGTCAACGTGTTGAGTTGGATTTGCAGCGTGGTCAACGTGTTGGATAACTCCTGGATAGCCTGCACTCGGGCCTCAATTTCACCCGCTAGGCCATCCGTGAGTACATCATCCGCGGCCTTGCGGGTGGCCGCCTCACTGGCGTTAATGAGGGGAACGAGACGCTGGGACGTACCGGGGTTGAATAAGATGCTGGGTCCACCACCTGCGGTCCGGCTGGCCTTGGCCGGCGAGGTGCGGTAGCTGTTCTGTACCGCGCCATTCGCATAGGTCCGGGTCTCCAGAACATCCAAATCGGGGACGATATGAAAAGGGAAAGCACCTGAGTAACCTGGGAAATAACGCAGTTCATTGTTGAGCCACACATAGCCGGGGGTGACCACGACGTTGCCACCAAATGGATTGCCACCGTTGCTGGTGGTACAACCACTGACCACGAATGAGGCGCCAACAGTGCCGTACAGCGCATAGATGCTGCGGTAGACCTCGTCCTGTAAATTCAGCAGGTCCTCAACCGTAAAAGGAAAGCCCCCGGCGGGCAGCGGACTAAGTAGTTTTTTCATGTGTCAGGTCTGGTTTCCTCCTTGAATCCGCCGGGACGAAAAGGGGTTAATATCCGACGATAGAGTACGTGGTTCCAGCAAGCTTGTATTTGCGAATCAGGCTATTGAGTCGGGGCAACTGGCTGTTATATAGAGCCATTGGTACGTGGACCACGAAGTCATAAACCGGGAAATATTCCGGTGCACTGAAGAGGTACAGGATGGTGCTCGGGTCGTCCACGTTCTCGGCCGCGGTATACACGTAGAGCGGTTGCTCCTCAATGGTGCGGTACAGATAGGTGCGGTTGCGTGAGGCCGAATCGTCGATGTAGATGCCAGGGGTGGTCGTGACGTTGAACAGCGTATTGAGGGCCCGCTCGAAGCGTGCTACCTGGGCGTTGTACCGGGCCCGGCGCTCCAGGTCGGGGTATACCGTATTGGTGCGCTGGTCACGCCAGAACTGGAGCGGAGCCAACAACGAGCTCAGGAAGCTGATGAGCCGGTCGCCTCTGAGTAACGGGGAGAGGTAGAGACGAGCGTATTGGGCGATGGCGAAAAGCTGGATATTCACGACTTAGGCGGGGATGAGGGTGATGGTATCCTCCAGGCTGTAACCGGCCGCGGTCTCGGCGACGAGGTAACCGGACTGGGCATTGTAGGTGCGCACGATGGGGGTGAGCGTAGGGTCATCGACGGCAGTGGTGTAGACTCTCGCGGTCACATCCCCGAGTACCACATCGGAGACCCCTTTGACGGCCTGGATGGCGTCTTCGAGCTTGCTGAGTACCAGGTTACCATCAAAAGTGATGGTGGCATAGTAGTCCTCAATGGCTTGTTTCACCGCTGCTTCTACCTCATCAGCCACGAACTGGGCGTCATAGAAGACCTGCACGGGGGTTACGACTGGATCGCCGGGTAATGAGACCACCACCAGATGGATACCGGCGAACTTGATGCGCTCCAGGTAGGACTTCAGTGCCAGGCGCTCGGCGGGGGTGAGCGCCGCGAGGTTACCGGTTACACCTTTGGCCACTTTGATGAGGACCTCCCTGGTGTCATCTAGCTCCTGTACTGAAACCCGGCTGACGATATTTTTACTGGTATCCACAACTGGATACGAGAACGTTAGATCGCTGTTGAGCCGGATGGTGTCGCCGTACTGCCATTTCAATACCTGGCGCTGAAGCCACGCGGGCGTGCCAGGGACGGCTTCGTCCGCGATGGTGTTCATCCGCGCCTCCTGGGCATCCTGCAGCTGCTCATTGAGCTGCAGGACACTGGCAATAGCATCCCGGAATTGGCCCCAGATGCTCGTCTGGGAGGTGCTCGTCAGGTTCGTCAGGACCGGACTGGCCTGAATGTTCTCGGTGATTTGCTGCTGGATTTCAAGGAAGGTGCGGGCCATCGTGAGGTGTTTCCTCCTTGAATCTTCATGGCCTGGATGGCTTCGTTAGGCGGGGATGTCACCCTCGTCCATGGTCATGACGGTTCCAACCGGGAATACGTAGCCACGATTGTCGCCGCTGCGAATAACCTGGTCCTCTACGTCCAGGTCGAAACCAATCTGGTAGGCACCCAGCCGGGCCACCTGCTCATCAAGCGGCTCCACGTACTCGCGGAATAGCGTGGTGTAGCTGATCTGGTAGTCGTACAGGTTGTCGTGGTCCAGGTCCAACAGCTCACTGGTACGGATAAAAGGGGTACAGTTACCGCTTGCAGTAAACTGGTACAGGTAGCGGTTTACCTGGTTTTTCAACGTGTAGATGTCCAGCTCAGTACCTTGAAAAGGGCTCTCGTTTACAACGTGCACGGTGAGCGTGAGGGTGACCTCTTGGTTACCACCTGAGAGGTCCACGTAGCGGACATTCGTTGGTTCGATGAAGCAAACGGGATACAGAAACTGTTGCTCCTCGTTGAGGCGCCGCAGCTGGTTGTTCCAGATACGTGTAGTATCCCGCAGATCGGGGACCTGGTCGAGCCGAGCGAGTACTAATTGGAGGAATTCATCCATGGTTATCGAAACAGGCCTTTGAGGGCGGTGGTAATCTGACTAGTGAGCTGCTTCTCCAGTCCCTTGGAAGCGTAGAGTACCGGACGTTTGGGTAGGTGCTTGGTGCCTTCGTTTTGATATTGGGCGTAGGGCACGTCGTTGGTGATGGTGAAGCCTTTACTACCCTGGCTTTTGAGCTGGAATCCGGCGCGCAGGTGGCCTGTTTTGTTGAGCAGCTTATGGTTTACCTGGTACTTGCGTTGCTTCCAGGGCACGAAGCGCTCGCCTTCCATGCTGCCCTGACGGTCGAAATTGTCGAGGAAGAACTTGAGGCTCTGGCGGCCAGCAGTGGCCATGAGGGCGGGGAGTAAATCCCCCACCCGGGCCATCGCATTGAGCTTACTTGCGAACTGGTTCGGGTCCATCTTTCGTTGGTTTCTGGTCGTCCGTCTCGGGAGCCTCGGGGGCCGGAGCTATCACCTTTTCGACCTCTTCCACGGGGATACCAAATTTGTCTGACACCCAGGCGGCCGGCACCTTGTACCCGGCGGCCACCAGCTTGATGGTCTGCTCAAAGAGAGCACTCAAATTGGGCTCCTGGTAGAACTCGAAGCGGAGGCCCGCCAATGGGAGCCCCAAGTCGATGAGGTGGGGCAGCAGCTGGTCGTTGACGTAATAGGTGAGCCAGCGCAGGTCGTACTGTAGTATTTCGTCCGTAAGGCGCTCGTGCACTTCTCCCTGTGACCGCGAGCTACCGTTATCCGACATCATCGTCTGACCCCATACGAGCTTGGAAATCTGCGCGTCAATGTAGCTGATGAGGGCCAGGTGAGGGCCTTGCGGTCCACCGCCCGTACTGGCCGCCGATACGAATGCTACTTCGTCGTCCTTGTCCATCACCCCGAAGCCGGCGGAACCCATTTCCGCGAGCATTTTGAACATCGCTTTCGCGCGCTCCTCGTCCGCCATGTTGGTCTTACCAAGCCGGAGCGGCATCCCAAACAGTTCCACGTACTGAGCCCAGGCACTGAGGGCGAACTGTTTGAAAAGTACCAACGGGGCCACCTTGGCGAACAGGCCCAGATCCATGATCTTGCCGGCGCCGACGGCCCAGGGGTTGGCCAGGTAGTCAATGCCAGTCACTGCGCCCGGGAAGGGCACCACGATGCCCAAATCGGGCTTGACGAATTCTCTTGGTACCAGGCTCACACCACTAATGGAACCCGTCTCGGTAATGCCTTCCAACTGAATGAGTGAGTACCCATACAGCGTCGCATCGAACATCAAATCAAGTGTCTGCTGAAACCAGGCCCCTTGCAGTAGCTGCGTCTTTTCAGTTGCTTCCTCCCCCGCGGCGTTCACCAGGCGGAACGAGGTTCCAGTGGCTTTCATGCGTCGCGAACTGGCCACGCTTGACAAGTGTGCATCGGTCTCGATGTTCTTGTACATCCTGTACAGCTGCTGGCGATTCGGCATCACGATGCTTTCCGCCTGGTTCATAGCCTGACGCCATTCCATAATGGTCTGGTTCGAGCGCTGATAGTTCTGCGCGAAGAATTGCTTCGTGAGACGCTCTGTCTCGGAAGGTGCTTTTATCTTGGTGACCAGGCGGTTGACGTAGTCCCGGGCCCCGGCGCTGAAGGTGCTGATGAAGGTGGCCATGGATTAGTATTGAAAACGTTTATTGCTGCCGTACAGCAGGTAAGTAGATTGACCTTCGACTGATTTTACCGGGAGTGCTAGGAACCGAGTACCCTTGCTGGCTCCCCGGAACAGGTCCACCGCTTCGGTATATCGGTCCCGGCGCAAATCCGGAATGTTGCGGGGGCTGATGGTGGCGTAGAGGTGATATAGCGCCAGGTCGACGGTGCGCAGAACCAGGATGTCGTTGCGGTCCTCGCCGGTGGTGGCAAAGGCCTGTTCCAGGTCGTAGCGTCCAGTGAGATAGCTTACTACTTCGTCGACAGCACTGGCCACGGCTTTGTCCAGGACCCCAGCGGGCTGCACGCTTAATAGTTTGGCCAGCTGGTCGGAGGCGATGACGGTATCGAAATCGGATTGCGTGAGGAAGTACATGCGAGCGGGTTTCCTCCTTGAATCCGTCAACCTCATTTTGGCTTCATGACCCACGCCCGTCTGCACGCCGGTGGGGAGTTTGGGTCTATATAGACTTTCAGAAAAATCTCCACCAAAAGGCCCTCAAATGCGCGCTTTTGGAGCCTTTGACATGGGTAGGAAAGTCATTCAAAAAACAGTAGCTTTACGAATGCTTCACAAAGGCTTTACAAAAGCATGATTTTCAGGTTATGGCTCACTTGATGAACACTATTCCGGAGTCTCAGGTAGAGCGGAAGCAATTAGAAAGGCTTGCAGCGCAGAGAGAATTATATTCAGCTGCTAAAGTCTGGTATGGCTGGCAATTACTTATCACTACAGCTATACCTATAATTCTTGCACTGATAGCGCTTATTAAAGAAGAATTTTCTACTATTTCAGCAGTTTTTGGCGCAGCTTCGCTTTTTGTCGATGCTTACCTTGTTGATAGGAATATTAAAAGCCGTAAGGAAAGAGCAGTAAAGATTCAAGAGCTTTTCGATTGTGATATTTTGCAGCTTCCTTCTTCACCATTGAAAGTAGCAGATGACATAAAGGTGGAAGAAGTTCTGCGACATTATAAAGCCCATGCTAAAATTCCAACCAATATTGAGAAGATAGTAGGATGGTATTCAAAGGAAGTAGGCGAGGTACCCATACACATTGCTCGTATTATTTGCCAACGAACCAACTGCTGGTGGGATGCAACGCTTAGAAAGAGATTCGCCCATTTTTTGAAGTACAGTAGTGTCGTTGCACTAATTATTGTACTGTCAGTAGGATGCTATAGAGAAATGGATATTACCTCTATTCTACTTATAATTGCCGGACTAACACCATTTTTTCAATACTGTATCAAGCAACACAACGATAATGTCGACGCTATAAAAAGGCTCGATGAGTTGTACTATTTTGCTGCTCAACTGTGGAATAGAGCAGTCCATGATTGTGGGGCAGAGGAGATATTAACCCTCGAATCACGAAGGCTTCAAGATGAAATTTTTAATTATCGTACTAATAATCCTTTAATTCTAGATTGGCTGTATAATAAGTTCAGAGACGAAGACGAAGCTACAATGAATGCATCTGCTAGATTATTAGTTGATGAGGCACTTGCGAGCAATTGCTTATAGATATACGTTAATATGTTTTTTTATAATCATCAAACAATAAAATTTGTATGGCTGAGGGAGTTACTAGTGCATTTTCGATTTTCAATGCAGATGAAGTTAATCTAATTTCTGAGCGTACCAAAGTGGGACGTAGCAGTAGGGACTGGTTAATGCGGCAATTGGAAGGATTTCCTTCTAAAGAGGAGTCTTTTCCCCGCCTATATGACGGAATGCATATCCGTTACGGCTCTTTTGCAAGAAATACGAAGATTAGGCCTTTAGATGACATCGACCTAATTATCACTTTTGCAGCAGATGGGACTTCTTATAGTTCTATTGGGTATGGAAACACCTATGTTTTATCTGTTCCACAATCAGCAACAAATCTGCGAAAGCTCTGTAATGAGTATGACCAATTAAATTCTATTAAAGTTGTCAATAAGATAGTTAAAGCCTTGAGTAATATCGAGCATTATAAGTCTGCTGATATCCACAGAAAGCAGGAAGCAGCGACTTTACAACTTTCATCATATGAGTGGAACTTCGATATTGTACCTGCGCTCTATACAGACACAGGACACTATCTCATTCCTGATGGAAATGGTAACTGGAAAGCTACTGATCCCCGTATTGACCAAAAAAGAACCAGAGATACGAATAGTCTGCATAATGGCAATGCTCTACAACTTATCAGAACGCTAAAATTTTGGAATGAGTATGCTCAAATGCCCACTATGGGTTCTTACCTCTTTGAAACTATACTGATAAATTATCTTAACACTCGTCAGCCTATTACATCTTTTTCGACTTATGAACTTTGGTGCTTCTGGAGTCATTTAAAAACAGCGGTTTATAACTCCTGCACTGACCCTAAAGGATTTCAGGGTGAGTTGAATACTTTGTCATATGACGATAAAAATAAGATATCAGCAAAAGCGGGTGAGGCTTATGAAAAGAGTTACAATGCAATTATGCTTGCAAAGGATGAACCCGAAAAAGCAATCAATAAATGGCGTGAAATTTTCGGCGGAAATTTTCCCAAATTCGGCTAGTACTTAACTTAGTTTGTTCTGTAATCTACGCTCGCGTTTACACAAAGGGCAAAATGATGGTAACCAGTCTATCTGGTTCCTAGTACCGGGCTCTGTTTTTTGTTTTCTGATAGGACCTCAATTAGCGGTATTTCGAACTCAGCTGGTTTTTCCCAAACTGGTAGCTGACCTTTTTGGGTCCCCGAAGGTGTTCTCCGAACCCTAAGACAAATACCTCACAGACAACGTAGTCAAAGGCGTCCGAGGCGTGGCCGTATTTCTCGACCATAACGCCTTGGGCGTTCTTGGCTTTGCGCTTGTCTTTGCCGGTGGGGGTCTCCGGCTGGTAGGTCAAATCCTTTATCAGCACCTTGCAGCGGGGATTGATGAGAATATGGTAGCCTTGCCACCGCAGGTCGAAGATGTCGTTGATGAAGTTACCCCGCGGAATGACCGGTGGGTTTTTACTGGCCACGCGCTTGCGGGGACGGTAGTTCTTCAGCTCCGTCTCGATGATGGTGTAGTCATTGAAACCACGCTCGTTACGCGTATCTTGATGGTTGCCGTTGGCGTCGCCGGTGATAAACACACCCGCCTCGTGGTCCGGGTAGCGGGCGGCGAAGGCTTGGGACGTATACTTGGTCGAGTTCTTCGGGCTCGGCAAAGCAATCTCATCGACCACCCAAAGGGTCTTCTCGTCCTGGGGCTGACACACCAGGCACGTGACGTGTGGGTCCACGTTAAAGTCAAAGGTGAGCCATACCGGCAAATCCAAATTGTAGCGAGCGTGCTCAGATACGTGCTGCAGCGAGTCGAAACTCTTGTAAAACAAGCCGTCACTGGATACGCGTCCCCATTCCCCTTCCATATACACGCGGCGGTGGGCCGGCGAGTGGTTGCGCAGGGTCTCAGCATAGGCATCATCCAGAAACTTATTGTCGCGGTAGGTCGTCTCCAGCACTAACGAGTTGGGGTATTCCTGGTCGAAGAACTTGGCCTTCAACCAGCTGAGCTCGCTGGTAGGGTTAAAGGTTAGAATGAGTTGGTAGGGGAATTCGGTTTCACCGCGCATCCGCGTGTCGGCCTGTAGCCAGTCCTCCTCAGTGAACATATCCGCCTCTTCCATCCAAATGAGGCCCACTCCCGAGATGGATTTCAGGGTGTCCGGGTTATCCAAGCCGCGGAAGATGACCCTCGAATCGGTGCTGGTGCACTTGATTTCGAACGGTGATACCGTACTAGTGAACATCGAGGCGAAGCCCGACTCCTTAATCACCGTATTGAGTTCAGCAAAGACGGTTTCCCGGATACGGTTTTCCATCTTGTGCATCGCCAGCACCTTAAAGTTGCGGCGCGAGGTCAACAGGAAAAAGATGTACTGCGCGATGGCTCGGGACTTTCCGGCACCGGCGCCACCTTTCAGCACCAGGTACCGGGGTAAAGCTTCTCCGCGCTGGGCAGGGGCAATGATGGCGTCGAGGTAGACGTCATTCACGATGAAGGGCGCCGCAGACATTATTTCACATCTGAGGCACGCTGAAACACAGGCAGCGCGATGGGCGGTGGAAGCTGCTCAGGTTCAGGTACAAGTTCGGGTGACGACGCACGGAGCAGCACGTCGGCGGCGCGTTCAATCTGGAGCAACTGGTAGTCCTGCAGCGTGGCGGGAACTTCGAGAATTGTGGAAGTTTCGGCAATTGTGGGAGCGTCGATAACTTCCGCATCCTGAACTGGCGTCTCGACGTGAGCATACCGCTCGGAAGCCCGCACGATTTCCCATTTCGGCGTCTCAATGGCCCCCACTTCGAGCTCCTGCTTTTTCGGGATAATCATATCCATCAGCTTGAGCTTCGCCACTACCCGGTCGCGCGGGGGAAGGGCCTGCAACTCACCGATGAACTGGTCGAAATCGTCCATCAGGAAATCTGTCAGCTTGGTGACATATTCTTTCGTCACCCGGTGGCGGACGCCGTTGCGGTTGCCGGGTTTCAGGTTAGCTAAGGATTCGGCGGAGACCATACAGGAGGGGTTTCCTCCTTGAATCCGGCACGACAAAAAGGGGTAATTTCAAGTAATCTGATTAGGACCAGACACGAAAAAGGCCCACCGGTGAGGGTGGGCCTGATCGGGATTAGCAGTAAGTTTCGTCTTCGTCGAGTTCCAGAAAGTCAGGGGTGGCGTCGCGGGTCGTGAGCAGCGCAATCTTCTCGCGCATCAGCCGCCGCGCCACTAGGATACGCATCTTCACCTGGTCCTTGGTTAGCCCCAGAGTCCTGCGAATCTCCCAGTAGCGCATCCCATCCACGACCAGCGTCAAGACGTCCTGATACTTGGCTGGCAGCTCGAACAAACAGCGCTTTACCAGGGCCTCGTAGTGCTGGCGCTCGGAAGCGGTTTGGGGGTCGTCAAAGTCGACGTCTGGGTGCACGACCAAACGTTCGGGGTGGAGCGGGTAGAATTGTTGGAGAGTGCTTGCTGATTGCGTCATACCTAGGTATGACGTAATATCCATTTCGGAACTGTTGCTGAACTTTTCAATTTCTACCGTGTGCTTGCCGTCACGGTTATGCTTTATCAGGAATTTGAGCAGGTTGTTCTCAACTGCTCGATCGAAATAAGTCGCAAAGGCGGAGCCAGTGGGTAGGCCAGCGCGCGTGATTCGGTCCTGACATTTCAGGAGTGTGTCAGTAAACACGTTTTCCGCGTCTGCGTTGCGCGTGAGCTGGTACTTGGCAAGCTGGAACTCGAAGCGTTTCCAGCGTTTGTCGTAGCTCGCCGCGATCGCGTTCATGAAAAGGTCGGCCAGGGCTTGGTTATCAGGGTCTATAGTCTGAGCTGTCATGCCCTAAATAGGGCGTCTCGCTCACCCTCGGCAGTACAATCACCAACTTTACGGATAATTATTTTCGGTTAATTATCACAGGTTGCATGGCACGGCTGTACCGTATCCAGCCAAGCCTGTTGCAACCGTTCCGGGAGCTCCTCAAAGGGGATAACATGGTCCATGTCCAGGGCCCGGGAGTGCCGGAGGTAGGCCAGTTCGGCGAAGAAATACAGCGATTCCATAGGCTATTGTACCTGTACTGTGTAGGTACCAAACAGGTCATTACCGCCCACCAACAGCGCGTAGTCTTCCACGAAGCCATCCGAGTTGGTGAAGGGGAAGATGATCATTGTGAAGCTATTATCAATCAGGGTGTTCACAACGATCGTGGGCTGGGTACCACCAGTGAGCATCGAAGCCGGGAAGGCGATGACGATGGGTTGCCCCTCACAGGTGACACTGGCGTTCATGAAGCGATTATCGAGCAGGCCGACGGCGCCTTCGAACTGCAGATTCTCAGACACTGCGGTGGCACTGGCACCTTTGTAACCACCTACCAGGGTACCGGGTACGATGAATCCTAATTGGCGGTACTGGACCAATGCGGTAGCAATAGCCTGTAACCCGCGGGCATCGGTGACCTGTAGGGCGAAGGATTTATCTACGTTGCCGGGGGCGGTGGTCACCAGGCTACCAAATCGTTGGATGGGCGTGGGTTGGTTGGAGCCATTGACCACGTTGGCTACCAGTTGGGATGAACCCTGACGTACATCCCAACTCAGTGTTACCGCAGGGTTGGACCCTTTTTGACGGCGGGCATTGCTGGCGGTCAGGCTGGCCGTCGGCGGGGTGTCACGATGCAGGAATTTCCACATGCCACTCGCAAAGGTCGTCTCGTTGTTGCTGTAGTTGCCGAACGCGTTGGAGGGTACGGTCCAGTCAAATGCGAACTCGCCGTCACCCGCACCCGAGCCACCACGCGCATCCACGTAGTCGAGGATGGCGTTGAGGAGCGCGCGGTGACGTTTACCTTGGAGCTTGGTGGCATCGTTGGCGTCTGGATGAACCTTTATAATATCCAGGATGAGCTCGTTAAGGTCCTGGCGGGTGATGGCGGGGGTGGACGGCGTGGGTGTGGAGGGCATGCTGCTGAGGGCCATGATAATAGGTCTTATTAGTTGTGTTCCGCGGCCTGATGCTCCTGCCACGAATGCTCCAGCAGGTCCGGGGGAATGGCGGTGAATGGGGTGTAGGTGTTCACCGCGAAGCCGATTTGGGTCAAGTAGGCCGCGCTGGGGCTGAGCTGCGTCAGTGTCTCATCGTATTGGATAGCCATCGAGCCATCCAATACACTGTCCAGCGTGAGACCATTGTCGATGGCTAGCTTGAACACCAGCTGAGGGTCACCATACAGCTGTACCGCCAGGTCGATGAGGGACTGGCCCTCCTGTACATTATAGGTCATTAGCGGAGGCGTTCAGCGTTAATGGACAGTTGCAATTGACCTTGCGGGCTGGTGGCCTGGACGGTCTCTACCACGTAGTTATCCGCCTGCAGCTGGATAGCCACCCGGCGTTGGATTTCGGGGCCCTGACCGCTGGATTTCTGGTAGGAGCCAATGCCCACGCCCAGGAGCGGGGCCTGGCGATAGAAGCCGGGAAAGGAGGCGACGATGTGCTCGATGTGCTGGAAGTCACTGTAACCCACGCGCAGGTCACCCGTGACGGGGTCCACGCGCAGGTCACCATCAGTGGCGTCGAGTAGGAAGTCTTGTGCTTGTACCATCAGGTGGAGGGGTTTCCTCCTTGAATCCTCATGGCCCTGATGGCTTCGACTAATGCCGTTCTTTCGTTGGGCAGGTTCATATAAAGTAAGAACCAATTATGTATGGTGACCTGCAATTGGTTATCGTACGTCCCGAAAAACAAGAAAAAGTATAGTGCCAAGATGGCCAGTGTGGGCAGCAGCATTCTGATGCCACTGGGGATTTTATGTAGTATTTTCATACCTTAAATAGTGGTATCCCTTCATCCTCGGCAGGCTATTGACCAACTTTACGGATAATTATTTTCAGGTTCAGAGCAGGTACCACAGGACCACACCAGTGAGTACCAGCAAGCGACTCAGGGCACTGAAGCGACTGGGTTCCAGGTGTAGCTGCCCGGCGAGCCAGTTGATGGCCTTATCCGTTAGCGCCGTCTGGCCCACGCTGAATGCCGCTGGGCCAGACGTCACATTCAGTACCACGTCAAACAGGGCCAATCTGATGGTGAGGGCGTACAGTAACGAGTCCGGGACAAACACCGCGGGGGCCAGCCAGACGAACACCAGTAGGTAGTGCAGTGCGAAGGCTTGGTGACGTGCTTCAGCGCTGGGTGCGGTGCGTTTGATAGCTGGTAAGAGCTTACCCTGGCTGACGGCCATCATCACGGTCGTGACCAGCCAGAAGGTGCCTTGCAGTAACATTACGTGGTGGGGCCTTCCGATACAGGTGAACCGTATCGGTACCAGTTATAGCCGCCAGTGACCAAGGCCAGCGTGGCGAAGATGCACGTGGGGTACACCATGCCGGACCCTTGCGCGTCAGTGATCCAGAAGTAGATGCAGAGGCAGGTGAGGAAGGCGAAAGCAATGAAAAAGAAGCGCATAACGGAGTATTAGTTAGTATTAAAAGGAAGGGACGGGTTGTACTATTTGACCACTGGGAGCTGGGTGTCCACGTACTGGATGGACATAGGCCGCTTGTCGGCCACTGCTTTCTGGAGCACGGTCATCAGCTTCGCGAAGGTTGTGCGGGAGTTGGAGACCCAATCTGGGGTCTTCGGGTCGTAGGTGCCCACAATGCCACAGCCGTCAGTATCGACGTCCGAGTTACCGGAATGTAAGCGGATACCCAGGTAGCCTAGCACCTTGAGCACCTCGGGCATGAGCACTTTGAAGCGGTTGCTCACCGAGAGGATGAGCTTATAGGTACCAGCCGGGATGGCGGTCTTGCCGTACACCTTTTTAGCAGTGGTTGGGCGCACAACATCTTCCAGCAGGTGACAGAAGAATACACCATCAATGGTGACCTCGGAGATGGTTGACTTAGTGGTGTACCACTTGCGGGTTGCCACCACGCTAAGGGGCGTCGGAACAGGGGTTTTGGGAGCGGGTGCCATGATTCAAAAGGAGGCCCGTGTGGGCGTTTCCTCCTTGAATCATCTTCCCCTATGAGTGCTTCGTTTTGCGGGTCGCAGCCGTGAAATTTTCAAGTAATCTGGAGAATATCTACTGGTTCAGCATTGCTTCGTAGCGTGCTGCGAAGTCGTCTGCGGCATCCTGCTGCAAGTCGGTTAGACCGATGTACCTGCTGAATGCAGCAAGGGTACTGTGACCTGACCATTGCATCACTTCCTTTATACTGAAGCCCAAATCCAGGCACAACGTACAGAAGCTGCGGCGGCTGCTATGACTGGAGATGAGTTCATATTTTGGTGTCTGGACGGTAATGGTCTTATCGCGCTTCTTCGTTTCAATGGTCATCTCCTCACGCAGCGCTGGGATGAGTTGACACAGCTCTTTGATGTACTCATTGAACTTCTGGTTGCTCAGTTCTGGTAGGTCCAGCTCTTTGGTTTCCGAGTCGGTGTACTTATCGAGTATCTCCCGCAAAGGTGGAAAAACAGGTATTCGAACGGTGAACCCTGTTTTCTGCATGCGAATGACCACGTGTCCTTTTTGTAGATGATCTTTGCGCAGGCGAATCAGGTCGGAGAACCGCAGGCCGCTAAATATCTGGGCCACCATCAGGTCCCTTACCCGCTCTAACCTTTTGCTGAAGTGCAAATCCAGCTTGCGTAACGCCTCTATTTCATGTTTGTGCAACACGACCGGGGGCGTCAGCATTTGGGCGTACAGTGGCTTGATTTTGCTCGTCTGAACAGCTGGTGCTGGCTTATCCAGCAGTAGCTGCCTCAGCATCCTGACGCGCTTGGTAAGCGTAGCATTATTGTAGTTGTAGGTCTTCAGCAACCAGTGCTGCCAGGTGGTAATATCCTCATTGGTCAGCGTCTTGAGTACCCACGTGAGCTTATTGGCTGTTTGGAAAGCCGCGATGTTGTTGTAGAGCGTTTTAAATCCTTTCCGCGTGGCCGGGGCCCAATCGACGTGCTCCTCCATAAAGGAGTGCAGGATCTCCAGTACGGTTGTTGAATGAGGTTCAGCCTCCGGTGACTGGGTCAGGAGGAGGGAGGCTTCATGATACGTAGCGTTCAGCTGAGCGATGGTGGGTAGTATCTCCCCATTCTGGATGTAGAGGCTCTTGATGCGGTCATTCAGGCCAGTTAAGACCAAATTGATATGCTTGTTGTCCTTGCCTACATTCTCAGTACCATTCGCCCGAATCTGCTTTCTGGTCGTGTCCCAGTACTTCTCATGGACCTTGATGCCCGTCGGCACGCGTTTGCATTGGCCCTGGTGGCGGTATTCCGCATAAATGGTTACCAT